CGCTTACGCGTCCTTCGGGAATCCCACCAACAACACAGAGTAGAGTCTTATGTCGCGCCATAGAGTAAAAATCGATTCATCAGAGGATGGTTATACTGAATTAAAGTATTATCCTGTAGGTAGTCCACCTTGGACTGGCTACGGTGTTACTCATAATTTCAAAAATGACTATCAGGCTATGGACGATGAACCACATAAAAATTATCGTAGTAGAATAAAAGCCGGTGAGTTAATCATCGGAAATTTATACGCTATTACGCATAGTGAGTCATGTGGAGGCGGATCCATCAATGCCAGTTTTTCTGGCGGTGGCTCTTGGCATCTTCAACCTAATTCGTTAGATAAGATGTCAGCGACACGATGGGCTTTCCAGACTTACGGAAAGCCTGACATACCTTCGCCATCTCTGCATCTTGATGCAGAAGATATTAAGCTGCAATGCTTAGCGAATGTTGACCCCGGACAATTTGACTTTACGGAAGACTTTTTATCGATGAGAGAAAATCTCGCGATGCTAAGAAATCCGTTAGAAGGATTCAAAGACGTGGTAGATTTCTACCGCGCTCGTAGATACTTCAAGTCAGGTGCGTCTGCTTGGGCATATTATAGATTTGCGGCTACTCCGTTCCTCAGGAGTATTCACGAACTATATGAGTCCTTTCACACTCAGAACAAACATGTTAAACCGTTTGTTCGTCTTAGAGCTCAAGCTAATGGTAAAGATGCTGCAACAGTTAGTGGAAACTATACTGTCGGTGACATTACTTATGCTGGGTCTAAGGAGTGGAGCATAGAGATTAAGGCTGGGCTGTTCTACAAGGTAACTAAACCTCGTTCAGGACTCGCCTATAAATATTCTCTACGGTATAAAGACTTGCCGGCAGGCTTTTGGGCAGTTGTTCCTTACTCTTTCATGATCGATCGCATTTTCAGCGTGTCGAATCTTTCGAAAGCAGTGATGAATATTACTGACCCAACTGTTATTGTCGAAGGTGGATATGTCACGACAAAAACCACGGGTACTGATAAAGTACGCGTAGTATCTCGTGCCCCGTCCGGTGGATGGACCTTTGTAGTAAACGGTGACACAGTGCAGACGTACAATAAAGACGTACGTCGTGAACTGTGGACCCCTACCTTATCATCACTTCCTATTCCTTCTGTAAATTTTAAAGGACTGGTTAGTGATGCCACTAGAATAGCTGATTTGGCTGCTCTCATTATACAGAGAGTGAAGTAGTCATTATTAGTATAACCCGAAAAAGGAGTGTCACATGGCACTTAACAACTTGGCCGTAGTAACTGGTCCTTCGAACATTGCTCCGACTGGCGGTACCGCTTTGACGTTTACGTCAAATGGCTTTACGGGCCCAGGGAAGTTAACCCTGGTTGTTCCAGCCGATACTGACCTACGTTTACGTAGAAGTATGGATGTAACAGTAAAGCAAGCCCGTGTTTCTAGTAGTGCCCCTAATGGGTACACCCAACCTCGTATTACTGTGATTTACAAAAAGCCGAAATTACTGGCTAATGGTAAAATTACTGTTAACACGATCAAAGTTGAAGCTGCGTATGATGTTGAAACAACACAGACGGAGATTCAGGAACTTATTGATGTCGCTGCTCAAGTTTGCAGTGACTCTGACGTAGAACCTACGTTTAAGCTCCTTTCTTTGAACTAGAAATATAACCTCGGTACACCATTTGGAGACCTCCAATGAAAAACGTTCGAAATGCTCTTTTCAACCCAGATCACGTCGTAAAAAATATACGTGATCTCTTGCTTGAGGATTACAACGATGCAAAGAATATTTGCATGGATCCACCAAGTATTTGTACTCTTATTGACGCCCAAATTAAAGCGTCTACTAAGAAGTACCTGTCAACTGTTCAGATTCACGATAATTTGCGTAAAGCGGCTTTGGATAAATTCCGGACCGTCAATGCTCATATTCGCGATTTTGATAGCGCTTTTATCTATCCCGATATTTCATTATCCGATCGAGATCCTAATATTGGACCCCGAGACCGAATACTGGTACGAGCTAGATTTTACGCTAGACAGATACTGGGAGTGCTTGACACAGAACGATTTTTCGGTTTGTGCCGTCACTCTACAGGAACTTCGCTTGGTCTGAAGTATATTGCTACCGATCTGTCGTCTAAGATGAGTTTTCCTCTTAGTGCGACGGAAAGGGCAGCAGGGATATTTCAATCCTACCTTTTATGGGACACTGACATGCGTTCTGCATACCAGTACCAGTATCCTGACTATAAATTTTCTAGAAAGGATATGTCTCCATATCAGATCGTTGGTTACTCAAGGATGACGACTGTACCCAAGAATGATGCTATCGATCGGACTATAGCCGTCGAGCCAACTGTAAATATGTTTTTACAGCAAGGTCTCGGCCGTTATATATCTGAAAAATTAGCAGTTTTTGGTGTTGACATCGAGTGTCAACAAGACCGTCATAGGTTTGAAGCTTACATTAGTTCCGTTCTTACTCACAAGGCGACAATAGACTTTTCGTCTGCTAGCGATTGTGTTGGGATCCGGTTATTAAAGTATCTTTTACCTCCTGATTGGTTTTATGTTGTAGACGCAATCCGTTGTGATAAGGTTTTAATCGACGATGAAATCGTTGATCTTGCCTCAATTGCGACTATGGGTAATGCTACAACTTTTCCACTCGAAACTCTAGTATTTTACTGTATTGCACTTGCTTGCGAAACTTTAGAACACGTTAAATATGGCCCCGACGCGTTATGCGAAGGATTAAGCTATAAAAGTACGGTTTTTGGTGACGATTGCATAGTTCCAATATCAGTAGTATCAGCTTTCGTTGATACCTGTGAAGCCATTGGATTCATCGTAAATCATGATAAATCCTATATGGATGAACAGCAATTTAGAGAGTCATGCGGCGGCGATTATTTCGCCGGTCGTAACGTCCGGGGCATTTATTTTAAAGCCCCTAGGTCACAGAAAAGCAGTGTACTCAAAGCGTGGCTATATACGCAATGGAATATCGTTACAAAGGCATTGATATCCAATGTCGGCGACTTCCGTTATGCGTATTACTCCAAGTCTATACAGTACATTGCATCTGAGATTTCGGCACACTTCAAGGAAATTGAAATTGTGCCGGACCACTTTCCTGACGATGCAGGGATCAAACTCTTTAGCGACCACTCTCGCCTTCTACCATTCTTTTCTGAATGTAGAAGCGTACTACGAATAAACAAAAACAACACAATAGTTTTCAACTATTTGAGTTCTGTTATATTAGATGGTAATGAGAAAATCGATGCTTTCCACTACTGGAAAGATCGAAAGGACGCAAGTCTTCGTGAAAACCATGACAGCTTTTGGCTGCCAAGGAACACGAGACCAACGAGAAGTTTTGAATCCTTAAAGAAAGAAGGTGGCTACGTCATCCTCTCCGGAATGGACATCTCCGGAGAATTGCAAGGCCTCCTCACGGAGG